CCATACGATCCTAACTTTGTACAGACAGCAGAGATTACATTGAAGAATGATATCAGATTGCATACATTCTTGCCTCACATGCATTTCCGTGGTAAGAGCATGAAAGCAAAAGCAATCTATGCTGATGGTACTGAAGAAGAGTTGATTGATATTCCTAAGTACGACTACGCTTGGCAACTTTCATATACGTGGAGAGAGCCTAAGTTTATTCCTGCAGGAACTAGATTGTTTGTAGAGGGTGCGTTTGATAACTCAGCAGACAATCCAATGAATCCAGATCCAAGCAGACTAGTGCCTTGGGGACAGATGAGCGAGGATGAAATGTTCTTTGGAGCATTTACTTGGAAGAATGTAGAATAAATTGACAAACTTTTGTCATTATTTTGTTAGAATCTTGTCATGTGAGCGCATAATTGTTATAAGTATATGTGTGTATTATCTACACACTTTATTTTAACTTTATTCTGCTCACAAGGCAAGGAACTAGAAATGAGAATCGGCGCAAAGACTGCCAAGCTAGAAACTGTTGTTACTTTTTTATTAGCATTAGTAGTAACTTCACCTGTCGTAATGGCTGCAATCGCAGTAGTTTAAATCGTTATAAATAGTAGTATCGATTTTTAAGGATATTACTATGGTTGACATCTTAACAAGTGTAAAAGAAGCATCATGGTCCGCTGGGAATCCGAGTGAACTAGATTATCTAAAGCCAAATGGTTTTAAGTTTCTAGTTCATAATTTGCCCAACGTATCATTCTTCTGTCAGTCGGCGAACATTCCTGATGTTTCATTGGGATCACCTCAAGTTGCAACACCTCTCGTAGATTACTATGAGCCGGGTGATAAACTTGCATACGGTGAATTAATGATTCGCTTTATCATACAAGAAAACATGGCAAACTATAATGAGCTTTATGAATGGCTTATTGGTCTAGGTTTTCCTGAATCACACAAGCAATACACAGACTTCTCTAACAGCCAGTCATATCGTTTTCCTAACATCCGAGTTGATAAACAACAAGCGTTAGGAAATTTCAGTGATGCGTCTTTGTTTATTCTAGACTCTAATAACAATCCACAAACTAAAATTGTATTTCAAGATGCGTTTCCTACATCTTTGAGTGGACTAGAGTTTGAATTAAGTTCAGGGAATACTGATTACTTTCAAGGAGTAGCTTCTTTTAGATACAGACAATACAAGATAGAGGCAGTATAAATAGTTTATATATTATGAGGCTTTATTATGATTACGTTGAACGAATTGCAGGATCAGTGGAAAGCTGACTGCAAAATTGATGAACTAAATCTTGGCAGTGAATCTACAAAAACTCCTGAGTTACACTCTAAGTATCTGAACCACCTTACAACTTTCAAGTTGCAACTGAGAAAATATGAATCTCAGATGTATTCTTTGCGCCGTATTAAGTGGCGTTACTTCAGAGGCGAACTGTCTCGTGAAGAGTTAGACAACTTAGGATGGGAACAGTATCTAGGACCGCAGCCTCTAAAAAATGAGATGCAAGAATATCTAGATAGCGATTCTGACATAATAAAAATCGTAGATAAAATAGAATATATTAAAGCGTGTTTGTATCAGTGTGAGTTTGTTATGAAATCTCTGAATAGCAGAACTTGGGATATCAAAAATGCTATCGAGTTTATGAAGTTTACTAACGGACTTATGTAGTGATACGAGTAACTAAAAAGAATGAAGTGTTTCTCAAAGTAGATAGTGACCCTTCTACTGCTCAAGAGATATCTGAATTCTTTACATTCGATGTGCCTGGAGCTAAGTTTATGCCTAGCTACAAGAGTCGCATGTGGGATGGAAAAGCACGTTTGTTCAACATGTACAGACAAGAACTTTATGTAGGTCTGTTACCGTACCTAAAAGAATTTGCAAATACTTTAGAATATAAAATAGAAGTTGATATAAAAGATGTTGGCGATCCAGTATCTACTCAGTATGTAGAATCATTAGCTAAAAAACTAAAACTACAGAGCGGCGGAAAAGACATTGAAATCAGAGACTATCAAATCGAGGCTGTCAAACACTCTATCAACGAAGGGAGAGCCCTCTTACTTTCCCCCACTGCATCTGGGAAGTCTCTTATTATCTATAACCTTGTTCGCTATCACCAACAGCTTGGTCGCAAACAGCTCCTCATTGTGCCAACAACCTCGCTCGTTGAGCAGATGTTTGGAGACTTCGGAGACTACGCAACAGCAGATGATTGGAACGCAGCAGAAAACTGTCACAGAATCTACGGCGGAAAAGAAAAGTCAAACTCAGCACCAATAACTATCTCTACTTGGCAATCTATCTACAAGTTTCCTAAGCAATGGTTTGAGCAGTTTGACGTTGTGTATGGAGACGAAGCACATAACTTCAAAGCAAAATCTCTTACTTCTATACTAGACAAATGCTCTAACGCACCTTATAGAATAGGAACTACTGGTACGCTTGACGGTACTAAGACACACAAGTTAGTACTAGAAGGCATCTTTGGTGCTGTCAAAAAAGTAATCACTACTAAAAAACTAATGGAACAAAAAAGTGTAGCTGATCTTGCTATTACTTGTCTTCTTCTGGATTATAGTGACGAAGATAGAAAGCTAGTAAAAAAAATGACCTATCAAGAAGAGATGGATTGGATTGTATCTAATCCCAGGCGTAACACATTCATAAAAAATCTATGCACTACTCAGAAAGGCAATACGCTAGTGTTGTTTCAATATGTAGAGAAGCACGGTAAGGTGCTGAACGATTTAGTAAGTGAGAAAGTAGGAGACAAACGAAGTGTGTTCTTTGTTCATGGCGGCACTGATACTGAACAACGAGAACAGATACGAGCATTGACTGAAAAAGAAAATGATGCTATCATTATCGCCTCATATGGTACGTTTTCAACAGGCATAAATATTCGTAACTTGCACAATATCGTTTTTGCTTCACCTAGTAAAAGTAGAATCAGAAACTTACAGAGTATTGGTAGAGGGTTGAGAAAAGGCGACAACAAGACATCTTGTGAGCTTTTTGATATTGGTGATGACCTATCTTGGAAGTCTAAAAAGAACTACACTCTTGGACATATGGTTGAGCGTGTAAAAATATATAATGAAGAAGGATTCGAATACAAAATGATAAAGGTACCTATCAGTGGAGATTAACTACAACATTGTACACTTAGCCAATGGTATCAATCTAGTCGGTGATTTAGAATACACTCCTGATTCTATTGTTCTCAAATTTCCTTTAGAGATTACTGCTAAACCTGTAACTGATGATAACGGTAAAATAATAGGTGAACATATGGTACTTAGGCCGTTCTTAGTTATGACTGATGACCGTGAAGTTGTTATAGACCAGTTCAATGTTATTTGTATGAATAGATTAAGTGAGCGCCTGTACTCCTCTTACGAGGAGATGGTAGAGAATGTTTATGGTAAGCCTGTTTCTTTTGAAGGTAACTTCTTGAAAGATGACCCTGAAGCTAAAGAATTAGAAGATCTTGATTTTGATGAACTTGACTATCTGACGGAGCAGTTAGATTTATTGATTGATGGTAAAGATAAGATTGTTCATTAGTTCTTCCCTTTCTTTCTAACAAAGCAATTATAACAATACGGCAAAACCTTGTCAAGCATTTATTGCAATTTATTTACTTGACAAGGCAATCTTTTTTTAGTATTATTGTATTATGAATTCAATTGGAGACTATGATGTCTAAACAAAAAAACGCACACTATATTGATAACAAAAAGTTTTTTGCCGAAATAAAAGAATGGAAGATACTTTGGGATCAAGCGGTTTTAGATGGTGCGCCAAAACCTCAATGTACAAACTATCTCGGCGAGTGTTTCGTTAAGATATCAAATCATTTAGCATACAAATCAAACTTTGTAAACTATACTTTCCGAGATGAAATGATTCTTGACGGCATTGAGAACTGCTTGAGATATGCTGATAGGTTCAATCCGGAGAAGTCAAACAATCCCTTCGCTTACTTCACTCAGATCACATACTACAGTTTCATCCGTCGTATCAAGAAAGAAGCTCGGCAAACTGAAACTAAACTAAACTACTTAGCTAGTATCGATTTGCAGCAACTACTTGATGAGATTGAAGGTGACTCTGGAAACTATGAGTATTTGAAGTGGGTTCAAGAACAAATCGACAGCAACGCTAAAGACAAGAAAGAAATTAGTAAAGTCTCCGAAACAGCACAGCCGAAAAGACGACCGAAATATTTTGATGAAAAAGAAGAATCAGTGCTTGACATTTGACCTAAATAGTACTATACTGGTTAAAACATTGAGAGACTTCTATTATGAAAATTCGTTTTTCCGAAATGTTCTGGTCATTTCAAGGCGAAGCAGAACTTGCCGGCACTCCAACAGTATGGCTTAGATTTTTCGGCTGTAACTTAGAGTGCAACGGCTTCGGTCAAACACATCCAACAAAGCCTGACACATGGGAACTACCCTACAAAGACTACGACTTGATTGCAGTAGATCGTGTAGAGGATCTTCCTGTGTGGGACAAAGGCTGTGACTCATCATATACATGGTCAATGAAGTACAAGCATCTAGCAACAGACGTTGACGTAGAAGGCGCATGTGATAAACTTGAATCACTTCTTCCTCATGGTAAATTTACACACCCTATTTCAAATCAAGAAAATAT